GTTGTGGAACCCAAGCCAACACCTACTCCGACGGAACCCGCCCCCAAGGAGCCAGTTCGGATCCCGGAGAAGGTTCCCTAGCGCGGCGACCATTTAGGCAGGTTCTTCAGCGCAGCGCGAACGTCTCGCGCTTCATCATGGAAATTTCGATTTCTTCCCTGTTAATCGATCAGGTAGGCCGGCGCTTCCGCCGCGCCTGACGTTTCAGTTTCCTCCATCTCGCCTTCTGGCTGTCTTGAATTCGAGGCGGCGGAGACCTGACTGCGTGGCTGAGGATGCAGTCAGAAGCGAAACGGTCTCGCGGGCGGATCTCCCTGCAATTTGCGATTTGCAGGGAGATTTTCAGAAATTACAGGGAGAGCCAATCCGTTGCTTGTCAAAATTTCCTAATGATTTCAAGAGGTTCGTATGAGTTCTCGCTGGCACAAGGAGCAGGGAGAGGTTTTGAGTATTGCAGGGAGGTTTTGGGAATTGCAGGGAAGAGCAGCGTGGAATTGCGAATGGCGGCAGGGTTTGGCGGGCCTGGGAAGCAGGGGCTTAACGCTGGGCCCAGATTCGCCGAGACCATGGAGTTCGTGCCTACTGACGGGGCACCGAAGTTCGTGGGCATCTATCGTCCCATCGGCGAATTTGAGGTTGCTGCGCTGGAAATCGAGCCGCGTTTTGTCGACGTCAGTGATTGGGGTGATGCTTTCGCATCAGGAGAGCGCGAGCAACTCCATCTCGATGATGCATACGAGGCGCGGCGCGCCAGCATACGACAAAACGCCCGCTGACGTGCAAGTTTGGCGCGCTGGCGTCTTTGGCGCCGGCGCCGCTGGCGGGAGTGAGCGATCTGACCGAGTTTCAAACGGCAGGGCTGCTGAAGAACTCGCCAGCCGTCACTTAGCGCCGCTGGCCAAAATCCCAGCACGAAGTAAAATCCGATGGGTTCTTCTTTGCTTTCCGCGCTCAACTTACAGGAAACCGCCCCCGACGCCAGGCCAACTTGCTGGTGCTAATCCTCATTCGATCCCGCCCAACGCCTTTTTGATCCAAATCAATATCTCGCCGCCAATATTCGCTTTGATTGTGTTGTTGAGGAGGGCGTGTGATGTCCACGTACCATGTTAGCTTCTTCAAGAATCTGCTCAGCTCGGACGGACACCCGTTCAAGTGCCTCCAACAGCGAATTGGTGTCAGTGACGCGGAAAGCGCTGCGCAAGCCGCAGAGTCTGCGTCGAGAGCGTTCGAAGCGCTCTACAAATCTCACTGGAAGCTGCATGCGGATTCGATCGAGATCCATGCGGACCCTGGTCAACACACAGAGACGCCATCAAACATTCGTGCCATTTGGCCATCTTGACGCGTTCGCAGCACCTGGACATACGCTCCAGCCATGGACGAGCAGAGCCAGAAACTCGTGGCCGGCCCAGTGAGGGACGTTCGCAGGCCATCCCCCATCCGAGTCATAGTGCCCCTTTTGGTGAACGCTCTCAGGGAAGCGCTCACGTCGGAGCAATTCTAAGTCAGTGTGACCTTGGCGCAACCAAGGATACAAAAGTTGCAAAGGCCGCATAGATCTCGGTGCTGGTCTCCGCGTGTGTCGCCAGCCTCCCCCCGGTCGGCCATCTGGCCGGGTCAATTTTTCACGGCTGGAGCTTGCCGGCGGACGCTGTCATCCCTTTCCGGCCTGGAGACTGCTAGGCGTTGCGTCTCGCTGTGTTCCGGTGTTTATTGGTGTGCATGCTGGCGCACAAACTTTTTGCCTTAAGCTTGGAAACGGGCCCGCCCGAACTTGGCACGCCGGACTTCACCGAGATCCGCAATGTGCCAAGGCCATTCCCCAAGGACGCTGGGGAGCGCGATTGTTATCGATATCTGTTGGAGGAAATGCGGGCCCCGCCGGATTGCCGTCCCCGAAGGAAAGCCGAATTCGAGAAAATTTGCCGAGACCGTTTTCGCGTAACGGTTGACAGCTTCGAGTACTGCTGGCGCGAGGCCATTAAGGTCAGCGGCGCCCGCTGGGATCAGCCCGGCCGCCCGCCCCGCTAAAGATTTTTCGCTAAATCCCCCCAGGTACTTTTTCTTCGATCACTCACCCCCAGATGGCGCGCTGGGTGGGCCTGCAAGCAGGCCGGCCCACAAATTGCGGACTCATCATCCGCCGGCTCAGGGGGTGGGCATGACAATTAACACGCACGTGCGGCGTGAACGACGGGTTTCTAAGGGGCAGCGCATGCGAGGCGGTTGCGCTCCTCGCCCCGAGCTCAGTACGAATGTGCGGGTACAGGCGCTACCGATCAATCAAATCAAGCTCAATCCGCGTAATTCCAGGACCCATTCCGCCAAGCAGATCCGCCAGATCGCAAACAGCATCGTGGCGTTCGGTTTCACCAACCCATTGCTGGTGAATGAAGACGGCAAGCTCATCGCCGGCGAGGGCCGCTACAAGGCAGCACAGCTACTCGGCCTGGCGAAAGTGCCGGTCATCGTGCTGGCGGGACTTTCGCTGGCGAGACAGCGCGCGCTCGCGATTGCCGACAACAAGATTGCGGAGAACGCCGGCTGGGATCGTGAGCGCCTTGCGATCGAAATACCGGAGCTGGCCGGGTTGTTGGAAACGGAGGGCCTTGATGTCTCGATCCTCGGCTTCGAGGCGGTCGAGATCGATCAGCTTGTGGCCGATTTTGAAGATGATGCCGCCGACCCTCGAGACGGCATCGAGCCCAAGTGGCTGAGGGACTCTGCGGTCAGCAAGCCTGGCGACCTGTGGGTGCTCGGCTCTCATAGGCTGCTCTGCGGCGATGCCCGCTCCGCGGCAGATATCGCTCGCCTGATGGCGCACTGCCGCGCCGACATGGCGTTCCTGGACCCGCCGTACAATGTGCGCATCGGCGGTGTGGTGGGTCGGGGCAGGACGAAGCACGCCGAGTTCGCCATGGCGAGCGGCGAGATGTCGTCTGCGGACTACGTGCGCTTCCTCGGCACTACTCTAAACGCCGCAGCATCAGTATCGCGTGACGGTGCGCTTCATTATGTCTGCACGGACTGGCGGCATGTTGCCGAGCTGATGGCAGCCGCCAAGGCTGTCTATGGAGACATCATCAACATCGCCGTGTGGGTCAAGTCGAATGCCGGCCAGGGTTCGTTCTACCGCAGCCAACACGAGTTCATCGGCGTCTTTCGCGTGGGGCAGGCGCCACATCTCAACAATGTCGAGCTCGGGCGGCATGGGCGTTCGCGGTCGAACGTCTGGCACTACGCCGGCGTGAACTCCTTCCGTGCCGGCCGCATGGAGGAGCTTCGGTCGCATCCGTCCGCCAAGCCGGTCGCCTTGGTGGCCGACGCCATCAGGGACTGCACGCGGCGGGGGGATGTGGTGCTCGACACCTTCTGCGGCTCGGGCACCACGATCGTGGCAGCCGAACGGGTCGGACGGCATGCCCGTGCGCTGGAAATTGAGCCTCGTTTTGTCGACGTCGCCATCCGTCGCTGGCAGGCGTTCACCCGCCGGGACGCACGCCACGCCGAGAGCGGGTTGAGCTTCGATGAGATTGCAGCCGAGGGCTCGCGGTCGGGAAGATTCGCTTCCAGAACTGACGAGGCAAGACAATGAAACGCTCATATGTGCGGCATCGAATTCGCGGTCGGAAACGCTCTGACGCGCCGCTGCGCTTGACGACCGATCTGTCCGATCAGGACTATCGTGTCGGTCCGGGTCGCCCGCCCAAGGAATATCAATTCAAGCCGGGCCAAAGTGGCAATCCTAAAGGCGCGCGCCGAAAGCCGAGGTCAATTGCACTCGACCTCAAGGCTTTGTTCGAACGTGCGCTCAATCGAAAGGTGACGCTGAGGCAGGGAGAAAAAAAGAAGATCATCACCAAGGCCGCGGCCGGCTTCGAGCAGCTGGCTAATCAATTCGCCACAGGCGACCGCCACGCCCGGCGCGACCTGCTTGCTCTGCCTGAAAGGCTTGGGGTCGACTTTGTGGCGGGCCAGGCCGCCGCACTTGAACAAACCCTTGCGGCGGCGCTCTCCGCCAATGACGAAGCTTTGCTGGACGATTACGTGCGCCGGCGCGCCGTCCAGCTCGACCGTGAGGGCAAGATCGATGCGCCCAGCCGTCCCCGGTTAAACCGCCCGAGAAATCACCCGCGGCCCGCGAAGAATCCAATGAGGAGAACCGATCGATGAAGACGCTAAAATCACGGAGCTTGCCCCGCCCCCAGCAGCGCATGCTGTCCCCTTCAATGGCGCATGTGAATGCCGCCTGCCGTAAGGACTTAGTGAGTTTCGTTCGCAAGATGTTTCATGTGCTCAATCCCAGCGCCATTTTTCATATGAACTGGCACATATGCGCAATCGCCTATTATCTTGAACAGGTACGGCTCGGAAAGATAAGACGCCTGATCATCACCGTGCCGCCGCGTTCCCTCAAGTCGATCATGTGTTCGGTCGCATTCCCGGCCTTTGTCCTGGGGCACGATCCCACTAAGCGCTTGATCGTGGCGAGCTACAGCGCCGATCTCGCGATAAAGCACGGCAATGACTTCCGCAAGATTGTTAATTCCGCAGAATACCACGGCATCTTTCCTGGGATGCGCATTTCGGCGATGAAGGATACCCAGACGGAGGTCGTCACCACCCTTAATGGATTTCGGCTCGCCATCTCGGTTGACGGCACCCTGACCGGACGGGGCGGGGACATCATCATCATCGATGATCCCATCGCCGCGCTGGCGGCGCTTTCCCAAAAGTCGCGCGCGCACGTCGTGGATTGGTACTTCAACACCTTGCTGTCACGGCTCGATGACAAACAGAACGGCGCCATCGTGCTGGTGATGCAGCGGCTGCACGAGGAGGACCTAGCCGGTGTCCTGCCGCGCGGTTCCGATGAGTGGACCGTGCTGAGCCTGCCGGCGATCGCGCAACAGGACGAAGAGATTCCAATCGGGAATGGACAAGTTCATTTCCGGCGCGCCGGCGACGTGCTCCACCCGGAGCGCGAACCAAGGGAGGTTCTGGAGTCGCTGCGCGCGCAGCTCGGTCCGGAGATTTACGAGGCCCAGTATCAGCAGCAGCCAGTGGCCCCCGGCGGCGCCATGATCAAGCGCGTCTGGGTCCGCCGCTATGATCAGCCGCCGAAGTCTGGACAAATCATTCAGTCCTGGGATGTGGCCAACAAGCAAGGCGAGGAAAACGATTATTCGGTATGCACCACGTGGCGCATTTACGACAAGAGATATTACCTGATTGATCTGCTACGCGGCCGGTTTGACTTCCCGACCTTGAGGACGAAGGTGTCGCAGCAGGCGAAGCTGCATAAGGCCTCCCAAATCCTGATTGAAGATGCCGGATTCGGGACAGCGCTGATCCAGGAGCTCAAGACGGCGCAGTTCTCGGTTGTTGGGGTCAAGCCCGAGTACGACAAGAAAATCCGAATGGCCATCCAATCCGCAAAGTTCGAGAACGCTCAGGTGTTCTTACCGAAGGAGGCTCCATGGCTTCGAGATCTCGAAGATGAGCTTTTCGCGTTTCCAAACGGCCCCCACGACGATCAAGTCGACAGCATAAGCCAGGCCTTGGGCCACAAGATCGCGTCATTCTGGACCAACGAAAGCCTTGACCGCTACAACAACTTCTTGAGCGCCCTCATCCTCGCGCGGCTCTCCGGGTAACGAAGAGTAGGGTGTGCTGCGGCAAGGGAGTAGCCTACCAGGCTCGGTTACGGAACGCCGGATCTGCGCAGCCCTTGTTGGTCACGGTATGGGCCGGTCGTGGGGTGGCGCAAGTTGGATGGCATGCGAGGAAGCGAGCGGCGCAATCGACGCTGAAGCGGGCAGCCGTGCAGCCAAAGATAGATCTGCATCGCGAGCCATGCGTCCTCGATCGCGTCGTGCAGATCGCCAACCCGAGCGAGCTTGATGTGGCGGCAGACCGCGCTCAGAGAGGCGCTGCCGCCGAGCTCGAGCGCGCGGTATCCTTTCATGGTGCAGTAGACAGGCCTGGTGAGCGCGGGCAGGCCTGACAATCTCATCTCGCGATTGATGAACCTGATATCGAACGCGGCGTTGTGGGCAACGAGAAGCTCATAGGATCTCAGAAAGCGCCAGACGTCGGCGGCATGAACTGCGAACGGATCTTGCAGGCGCAGAGCCGAATCCGAGAAGCCATGAATCTGTTCGGCGCCATGGCGGTTTCCCCTACCAGGATCGAACACAAGGTAGAGATATTCCAGATCCGGCCGGCCGTTGGCCAGTTCGCGGCTAATCATTCCGATGCCGCCAAAGCTCACGATGCGGTCGTGCTTGCCAACTCCGGTGGTCTCGACATCGCAAAAGGCTACGGACGCAGGCAGGTGATCCAGCCACATGTGCCCTCCTCTCCAGCATTGGGGGCGGCGCAACAGCACACCGCCACCACCGAAACCCCGCGGAGGCCTGGCGGCGCTGGCGGGGGAGAGGAGCAAACCAGTCAGGGTCAGCCGTCTGTCAGCACATGTACCCTCCCCGTTAGAGGAGAACTGGAGTTCAAACCCGCGCTGCTGCCGGAGAGACGTCAATCGCAATTCAGCCCAAGGCGTCGCTCCTGCTCGGCCCAGGACCAGGGCAGCGCGCGAGCAAGCGCCGTGATGGTGAGGCCCGCCGGCGCGGTGCCGTCGAGGAGGCTCGAGACAATTCGTGGTGAGAGGAACGCGAGCGGCAGCAAGAGCCGGATGTGCCGCTCGACCTTGCCTTCGCGCCTGGCAAGCACGGCCAAGCTGCAAACTCGACCATGGGCCAACTCGTCGACCCAATCGCGGGCCTTGGCGATCGCGATCAGAAGCGCCTCGCGTCGGCTCGGCTTGATCGGCGTATTGTGTGGGCCGGCACATGGATGGTTCCTTTGAGGGCGGCCGACGCAGGGCTGGTCCAGGGGACGGTTATCGTGGTGACGCCAGCCATGTGAGGCGCTGATGGGCCGTTATTGGCAGGGTCATCGGCTTGGGCAAGCTCGACGCTCTGCCGCAGCCGAAGCTCGAGATGCTTCGGAGTCAGTGTCACGCGCTCGAGATGGCGCTCGAGGAGCTCGAGATCATTGTCGGGCAGCTGCTCCCCGGCGCCGTTGGCGTTGAGGTGGTTGCGCAGCGCCGCAACGACGAACGCCTCAACCTCGGCGGCGGGAACGCGGCCGAGCAATCCGGCCGGCTGGGGCTTTCCCTGCAGCACAGCCTGGGAGACATAATAGCGGTAGCGCGCGCCGCCCCTGTTGGTATGGCTTGGGCTCATGCGGTTGCCGCAAATGTCAAACAGGCGGCCGCTCAGGATGGCGGGTGAGCCCCGCAGCCGGCAGCGCCGCGCTACAGCTCGGACCGCAAGCTCGGCCTGCACAGCTTCGAACAGCGGCCGATCCAGGATCGGCGCGTGGTCGCCACGATGGACCTCGCCACGATAGACTACCTCGCCGATGTAGAACCGGTTCTTGAGCAGATAGGCGAGCGCGCCCACGCCAAAGCGGCCCGCACCAACGGTGCGGCCATTCGAGAGCCGCCGCGGCTTGCTGCGAATGGCCTGCCGATCAAGCTCATCCGCCAGTGCGCGGATCGAGCCCAGCGTCAGATATCGCTCAAAGATCGTGCGAACCGCCTCGGCCTCGGCCGGGACGACCATGATCTTCTTGTCCACCGCCGCATAGCCGAGCGGGACCGGGCCTCCGACCCACAGCCCCTTGCGCTTGGAGGCCGCGATCTTGTCGCGCACCCGTTCCCCGATCAGCTCGCGCTCGAACTGGGCAAAGGACAGCAGCACATTGAGCGTGAGCCGCCCCATACTCGAGCGGGTGTTGAACGACTGGGTGACGGATACGAACGAGACGCCGTGCGTCTCGAACAGCTCGATCAGCTTGGCAAAATCCGCCAGCGAGCGGGTCAGACGGTCGACTTTGTAAACCACCACGCTGTCGATCCGGCGGGCCCGAACATCCGCCAACAACCTCTGCAAGGCCGGCCGCTCCAGCGAGGCCCCCGAGAAGGCACCATCGTCATAGTGGTCGCCGACGAGCCGCCAGCCTTCGCCCGCTTGGCTCGTAATGTAGGCCTCACAGGCCTCGCGCTGGGCGTCCAGCGAGGTGAAGGCGAGGTCGAGGTTATGCTCCGTCGATTTGCGGGTGTAGATGGCGCAGCGCGATAACTTGCCGAGGGATCCGTTCATCCGGCCCGCTCCACCGCGGGGGACAAGTCCTCGTCTGCGAGGGCCATCTCCTGAACGATCTGCGCGGTGACGTCGCGCGCCCAGCTTTCGGCGGTCTTGCACGCTGCAATGCGGAGGGGAGGACGCTCATACTGGCCGGACGACAGATTGGCCAGAACGGTCTGCCGATCGGCTTGCCGGGGATCGGTTTCGCGGTCGGCCTGACCGAACTTCCCGAAGCCGTCCAGCACCAGATAGACCGCATCACCATGGTTCGGTAGTCGCGGCGAGGTCATGTTCGTGCTCATCTCACTTCACGCCCGTTTGCGGGTCGCGGAGGTCGCTGAGCCGCCCTTGCCGGCCGGTTTCTGGTCCTGCGCAATGCTCCGCCGCAGCGCCTCCATGAGGTTGATCACCCGCCGCGGGGTGGGAAACGTCGGCTTGGGCTCCTGAACGGAGCCGGCCTGTTTCGCCTTC